GTGGGAATTGATCCGGTCGAAATTGCCCGCATCATAATTCCGCAGTTCCTCGCATGTCTGCCGCCAGGCCATCCTTCTGGCTCCTGCCTCCGGATTGAAGAATGAAATCAAATTATCTAACCAGCTCATGCTTTCACCTTCCGTCAAAAACAGCAACATAGGTATCATCCAGGAGACCGGCATTATCCTCGGCGGCAATCTGTGCCTGCAGTTCTTTCTGCCTCGCTAAAAGCTGCGAATACTCCGCCCGTGTCAGTCTCCTGGAGCCTATGGCGTAACTCTGGCCTCCCAGAGCAACATTCGAAAGGGCCTGCTGCACCTCGATCAGTTCTTCCTGCGCCGTTTTCAGCTCTGCCATGCTTCTCTCTCCTAAATCCAATCCTCGTTCGTCCGGATCCAGTTCTCTTCCGGCGTTGATTCCGGCTCCGGCCTCTTCGCTTTTTCTTCCTGCTTCGCCTCTTCCTGTAGGTGCATGGAACGAACGCCTAAAATGTCCGCTGCTGCAAATGCGTATACTTCCGCATCCAGCAGATGGTTGTCCGTATGGCTGGCTTTCAGTTCCCAGATCTTAACGAGCTGGTTGCCTCTCTTGATCTGAACCTTATGCTCTGCGGTCACCTGCCTTGCGTACTCCATATCGCATCCCCGGTAAACCATCCAGGAACCCCGGCCATTCTCTTTCTTCATCCGCGCCGCGATCATATCCTTGTACTTGCCGCCATCAACAACGCATAGGTTCATGCCGTAGGCCTTTGAATCTGCTCTGTTGATCTTCGACAGGTGGAAGTGTTCGGTCATCACTCGGCTGGAACCCTTGACCGGAACTGCCCAGTCACTATTGTTTGCGCAGAAGTCGTAAACCGCATCCGTATCGAAACCGGAATCGATCAGGCAGAGAGACACGACCAGCTGTTCTCCTGTTTCCTTCAGGTATCCGTAATTCATGACCCGCTCTATATCCGCCCAGGACATTGCCTGTCCGTGACATATATTCTGGCTCGTGATGAAATTGCCCCATGCCCTTATGGTGTAGTATATGCAGGTCTCCTGAACATCGACCCCGCCGGTAAGGAACTGTGCCCATGTCGGCACCGTGAATTCTTCAAATTCCGTCTGCCTCTCCATGACTATGTCGGCCGATGTTGTCAGCTTCGTATCTTCCCATGGCTCTGCAAGCCACGAGTTGATGAAGTTCTGCAGGCTCTCATTGTCGCCCTGTGAGTTGATCCACTCCAGGGCGATCTCGGAGAACCTGACGAAAGGAGAATACATGACGGAAATCCAGTAACCCACTTTTCTTCTGGCGGAGTTGTTTTCCTTCACGATCCGCCATTCCCCGTGCCTGAGCATCCCGGCCTTGTGCTGATCCGTGATCACGCATCCGCATTCCTGACATACATATACCGCCTGATCCGCCCGATCGGAAGCAGTCATGCCTTCCTCTTCTTTCGGGAATCGGAGATTTGCAAAAACGAGCTCGATCATCTCTTCGCAATGAGGGCACGGCACAAAGTAGTGCTTTTCCACATCGCATTCCAGAAGATTTTTCCAGATCGGTCCGGACTTGATGGTCGGCGTCGATGTCATGTAGATCTTCCGGTTCGCGAAGGTCTTCGTCCGCTCCTTTGCCAGCGATATGGGGTCAGCTTCCTTCTTTGATGCCCCCGGATACTTGTCTACCTCGTCGAGGAACAGATACTTGATTGCTCTTGAAGCCAGGCTCGACGGAGAATTTGCTCCGGAAATCGTGAGGTACATACCATCGAACTGCATTTCCAGCTTTTGGGAGCGAAGCTCGTGAAACCGCTCCCGGAGTGCCGGGCTGGATTTTATCATCGGCCTCAGCCTGTTCTCTGAAATCGATTCTCCCAGCTTGTCCGACGGGTACACGATCATGGATGGCGCCGGATCCTGCTGGATCACGTAGCCCTGCATATTCAGCTCCGCTTCCGTGCCGCCCACCTGCGTAGGCTTACAGAAAACGATTTCTTCCGTCTCGTAGTTGTTCAGCTCGTTCATGATCTCCACGAGGTATGGAGTCTTCTCATTCCTCCACGGTCCCGGCATCGCCGCCGTCTTTGCGTCGATCATCCGGTACTTTTCCGCCCATTCGGACACGCTTATGTCTTCCGGCGGCCGAAGCTGCCGGAGCGCCTCTACGATATAAGACGCTGCCTCATACTTTTTGCGCCACTTGCGCGTCTTCTTTCTCTCCACTGAGAATACCTCTTACATCTTTCGGCGCGATATCCGCTGCTACAACGAAAGAATTGAGAAGGGTGGATATTTCTCCGGATATTTCTTTCTCTACCCGCCGCTGTTCCAGCGGTTCCAGTGATCCGGAGAGCATTCCTCCTATTCTGGCGGGGAGGCTCATTGCGAATTTCTTGAAGATCACAAAGAATTTCGCATAGTCCAGCCGTACTTCCTCGATGGAGATGTATTCTCCCGCGGCTATAGCGGTTTTTAGCCGGTGGAGTTCGCCCTGTGACTCCCGGAGGGCGATGTCTGCTTCGAGCTTCTGCTCTTTCAGCTCGATTTCCTTGTCCGTCCTGCTTCCTTTCGTGCTGGCCTTGTCCCTTAAGAAGGCCACATACCTCTTTACTGTGGGGATGAGGTCATACCTGCGGCATCTCTTGCCGTTTTCGTCCTGGGCTTCGACTGTTTTCAGGACTCCTTCCTGTGTCAGCTGCTGTATCCTGCGGACCGTAACACCGAAAAGCTGGGATATGACCTCCACCCGGACCGGGTTGGCCGGGTGTTTCCTCTCCGCTTCTTCGTCTATGTCCCCGGTCAGGTCTCCTATAACTATGACCAGCTTATCTGCATCCATCCGGTGCTTCTTCCTCCGTGTGCGTAACGAAACGACTAAAAATTTTTCTTTTGCACCCACTCAAGGATTGGGCTTTCCTCGGACCCGCACGGGGTGGGGCCGGTGGGTAGTACCTACGGCAAGCCCGCCGACCCCCGCTTTATCCTTGCGGGTGAAAAGGAGTATAAGCAAAAAGGATGGCTTTCTGCCATCCTTCGTGTGCACGCCCGCGTCCTTCTCTTCCGCGCTCTTTATCTCTTCACGTCCACGATACCACTATAGCACATACATCTGTCCTCTTATGTCCTGTCTTTCAAAAAACCTCTTAAGCCATGCTGTTGCTGGCTTTGCGGCGTGTGCAGCCTGTTGTTTTATGAATAAACTTCTGCAGCATTTTTCGTCTGCACTATGCTTGCCTGCGAACCGAAACCTCCGGCTGGTCGTCTCCTGCTTCGCCTGGTTCTCCTTCTCTGTCCTTCCTTTCGGGTTGTTTCTCCTGCCGTTCTATGGCTGTCTCTGTGTTCATGCATTCTGATTTCCAAATACCTTTTTCGGAAAATCATACCCACTTTATTTTTTATGGCTTTAATGTGTGTCCCCTCTGTAAAATCGTTTTCTGCCCTGTGGATTTTCGCCGCTTTCTATTCTTTTTCGTGGCTACAATTATCAGTTTTCGCTTTTCGGCTTTTCATTTCCGAGATCCGTTTTACTTTTTCCGCTTCTTTTTTGCCGTTTCTTTTTCCGGTTTCGGAATCCCATTTTGCTTTTCCAGCGAATGTGGCCCACTTGATTTTTTTGGCTTTGTTTCTTTTGCGTACCACTGGCAATACTCGATGGCAGCATCATTTACCATCTTCCGTATCCTCGGATATTCCAGAAGCCTGTCAATGGCATCGTTGTAGATCTCATAGCAGCGTGATCTTGCCAGCGGAATCGCCATCGCAATGTCCGTAAAGTTCATGCTGTCCAGATGTCGAAGTTCAAAGATCCGCCTTGCCAGCTCCGCCTGTGGGATAAAATCGATGATATCCATCACCTGGATATATGCCTTCTCAATCTCGCCTTTTTGTTCAATGATCCGGTCTTCGATGTCTGCCAGCTTAAATAGGATTGAAGCCGCTCCGGCTCCCGGCCCTGTTGTGCGTGGCATCATCTCATAGCCTGGCGATCCGATCGGCGCCTCTCGCTCCTCGTTGATCCGTTCCAGACGGTCTTCCAGTTCTTTCTTGTGATGCTTTGCACGGTATGCCCTGCCAAGCATCCATTTTAAGACCTCTTCCTGTGTTTCCCTCTTCATCCCCATGTGCCTCCCGCTTCTTCTGCGATATGTCGTCCGCCGGTAATGGAACTAAAAAAGATACACCGGTTTCCCGATGTATCTTTCTCAAGTCCTCCGGCAATGCTAACATAGCACGAAAGCACGTCCCGAATTTGACCCTCCTTATTTTTTTGTTTCTTCGATGAATGCCTGCATCATCTTGACGATCTGCCCGGATTGTGACACTCCGATCCGGTCGCAGGCTTCTTTGAACTCGTCTGCAAGTTCCTGGCGCATCTTAAAACTCTTTGCGATATAGCCATTCTTTCTATTCCAGCGCTGTTGCGGAGTCTCTTTCTTTTCTTCCATGGCTATTCACCTCTCTTGTGCGCCCTATACAATGCTATTGCTACAAATGCTCCGACAAGCGCCCCTATGATTATTGCTGTTTTCATATTGTTTTACCGGTGATTTGCTGTTATAATTTTTAAGAAAGCCGCGGGGCTTGCGCCCCGCTTTGGTTTTCAGTTTTGATTTACAGGAACTTTGCTATCCAGCTTGCTACAACTGCGGCGATTGTTCCTGCGATGGCTCCGACTGCGATCTCTTCGATCCTGTTTCGGAGCCATTTTTTGAACTTCCTGACCTTTTTGGCTTTCTTGCTCTTGCTCACCGGCCTCACCTCCTTTCTGATTTTGCTGTTATTTCCTCTCTCTGATATTATAATACCATACGGTACACCGTATGTCAAGCAAAAGTTTATATTTTTTCGCTCAATCTATAAAAAAATTCCCGCTTCAGTTCGTGGTATTTCCTTTCCCCGCAGGGCATCCCTTTTGTGTTCTTCAGGTAATGATACGACACTTTCTCCGTGACTGCGATCAGGAGCCACTCGTAGAGTCCGTTTTCCCTGTCCGTCTCTCTGACTGTATCCTCTATCAGTTCCTGCTTTTCCGGTCGTTCATGGTATTGCCTTGCGTAGTGGATCGCCGTGATCCGTGTGTTATATGGCAGATACCACTTGCTATCCTTCTTCAGCTTTCGTATCTCACCCACCTTCTGCCGCCCCTCCCTTCCGCCGGAGCTTCCGCCCCGGCAGTATTTCGTGATATATAAAATGCCGGCCGCATGGTACCGGATCAAAAGGATTCCTCCTGGGTGTCCCTGTAGCTCCTCTTGGCTGCAATATCGCCCTTGCTGTTCATCTCGAAGGTGTAGGTGCATTTCCCGGCCTGTATTGTCACTTTGCCTACACGCTGACTATAAACCGCCTCCACAGCTTCCTTGCAGAGCTTCTGCGCTTCCTTGTTTTCCTCCAGTACGTTCTCGATCCATTCGCCTGCTGCCTCGCGCTTCATTTCGTGCCTGCGTTCTTCCTTGGCCTGCGGGCAGTCGCATTCCCGCGTTGCAGTCCTGTTCAGAAATTCCGGATCTTCTTCTCCCTCCCGAACCTTGATCATTCTCAACTGATTGCAGTATTTGCACACTCCTGTTTTCTCTATCAGTGCCATACCTCTCTCCTCTCAACGGATTGCCATAAGAAACGCGAAAATGACCACGACCAGCGTCAGGATGATCTCGATCACTCCCGCCCCGCTATTTTCTTTTAACTTCTTCCAGTTCTTTCCACTTGTCATAATGTAAATCCTCCTCGTTCCAATCCTTGTAATGTTTCTGCAAATACTCCCGGAAGTATTCTTTCAACTTCCGTGCCTGCTCCCGGTCCGTCCCGTTGTCCAGGATCCTATGGTGAAACCTGCATCCCAGGGCGCCATTTTTCGGTATGCCGAGCCCGCCCTGGGATCTCGGTATATAGTGCATATACCCGTCGATCTGCTCCGCCAGGAAGTCCTTCGGCATCTTTATGTCTTCTCTTCCGCTTGTGCAGAAGATACACCGACCTCCGTCCCGTTCGTATATGATCCACCGTTCTTTCTTTCCAAACTCGCAGGCCTTCGCTCTCTTCCCTGTCTTTGCGTTCCGCCCGCCTTTGCTTCTCACTTCTCGCCTCCCTTGTCCAGGAAACCCGCTCCATACCGGATCGCCGGACTGTCTTCGAACATGATAGTCTTTCTGCCTCTTGTGGCTGCTTCCATCTCGATCTTTGCGCCTTCAGACTTCTTCCAACCCTTCAGCATATAGATTGCGTCACAGATCGATAGTTGTGCCAGCGATACCACCATATACTCGTCGTGGGTTGTCTCCTCTTCCGGCAGAAACGCCTGCATCTTTGCCGGGTTCACCGGGTGCCAGCCGTTCTTTCGGATGAAATCCTCCGCCTTCTGGAAATGGTCCATATATTCTTCCTTTTCCCTGCCCGTGATCGGGCCGCTGATGTATATTTTCATCTGCCCTCCTATATCAATTCCCTCAGTCTCTTTAGATCGTCGATCATATCATCGATGATGTAACCTGTTCTTGTGTAGCCTTCGTTCAATGCGCCCTCCAATGTGAACAGCTTTCCTCTCAAGCCCTTTACGATGAAAAATGGATCGTCCTGCTGCCTCGGTGCTTCCTCCTGGGCCTGCTGCCCTGTGGCTTCTTCCTCCGCTGCCTTTTGGCAGACTTCCGGCTGATCCTGCTGCCGGTTGGCAGCGTCCTGCGTTTCTTCTGCTGCCTTTTGGCAGATTTCCTGCTGATCCTGCTGCCGGTTGGCAGCGTCCTGCGTTTCTTCTGCTGCCTTTTGGCAGATTTCCTGCTGATCCTGCTGCCGGTTGGCAGCGCCCTGTGGTGCATTGTATGCGGATTGTACTGCATTGTCCGGCAGTTCCACCACTTCGCCTTCCACCTTCTCGATCTCCGGCGGATTCATGGGGAAATCTTCCGTTTTTCGTACATCTTCGTACACTTCCGCTTTCCCTTGCGTATTTTCGGCATCCTCGCTGCGGTTTTTTCGGTCATCTTCGTGTACCTGCTGCGTTTCCCCTGTATTCTCCTGTGGATAAGTGCCCTCCGTTGTAGTATCTGCTATTACCGGGGCCGGTTGCACCGGTGCAATTTCCTCGGTTTTCTCCCATTGCTCGCCGTAGAACTCTTCCCAGCCTGCTTTCCCGTATTCTTCCTGCCAGTCCACATCCACGATATCGCCCAGGAGATCCTCCCAGGTATATTCCAGACGTTCTCCGGATCTCATTTCCGTAAAAACCGGCGTGCTGTCCGGACTCTTTATGGTCAGCATGACTTTCCCTTTGCCCGGCACTCTCGCCCGGAGCGCCGCGGATCCGGCCGGCGCGAAGCACTCCATAAACGGTTTCTTCATGTCTCCCATCTTTTCCTTGAACAGTATCGGGAGTTTCAGGTAATCCTCTTTGTTTGTCCGGAAATACGCCACAAAGAAGTTCTGGCACATTGTCATGTCGTCGTCATACTGTGAAGCTTCCAG